TAGAAGATGGAATCTCTAGTCGTAAATTGAAAATCTCTATGAAGATTATTTCTTTGACTAGAGCTGCATTGAAAGGCACACCAGAGTTGGTGGATTTTGATACAACGATTGAGAACGCTAAAAAGTTGACAGAACAAAAGCGTTATTATACTTCAAATTATGGGTATAATAACTACATAGACTACATCAACTGCAAAACGGATAAACTTATTCCTGGTGAAAACTATGAGAAACATACTCTGGCAAACATTATTGAGTGGTGGAGAAAGAAGGCAACAAATCGTTATGAGAGCCTTAAAACTGAGGGAAGGCTTCGTTCAGAATTGGAAATCTGGACATCAGGAAAAGACATCCAAATTATCAGATAAATAAGTTATCATGGCAATCAAATACTTAACAGGCGGTCAACAAACAACAGTAAACTCAACCATTACTGAGTTGTTTCCAGCACTTGCCTTCAACAATGGTTTCAAACCTAGAACACCTGAACAACTGGAAGAATTCATTCGTAAAGTTAAAGTGAGTTCAAATGATTCTAAAAAGACTTTTGTTACTCCAAACAACCAAAAGGCAGCTGCTGAATTTATTTTATTGATGGACAGAATTCGTCCTGAAATGAGAAAAGAAAAGATTCAAAATGCTTTTGCTATTACCGATTTCTTGTGGCAAACAAATGCAAATAGAAAAATCGAAAAAGTAGTTTGGGGTTATCGTGAAAAACCATCTGGTGTTCCATCGAATCATGCTGGTGATATTTTTGTTTACTTCAAAGATAAAAAAATAGAACCTGCAATTGCTGGTATATCATTAAAGGCAGGTTCTGAAAAGTCTGCTGAACCAAAATTAAACAGTTATGTAAAAACTACATTAACAAAACCAATGTGGTTGAAGTCTGCACCTAAGGCCGTACCAGAATTAAAGAAAGAATTATGGAATAAAGTATATTCTAAAATTCCTGGTGTGCCAAATTCAGTAAATGCAGATAACTATTTTGTATCTGTTGGAACCAAAGAATCCACCAAGGCAAATCCTTTATTGATTGAAAAGATGATTGATTTCTTTGAGAGTGATCCAGCCAAGTTTGATGATTTATATAAAGTAATGAATAAAGTTTGCCGTGAGAAACTGTGTGAAGTTATTAACAATGACTTGAAGGCAACCAAAGAATGGATTAACCAAGAGTTCCGTTTGGAGAAGAAGGGTGAGAAGGTACCTCTAGTTCTCGTCAAAGCAATTAGAAACAAATTTCAATTGGCTGGTGATCCATTAGTTGATATGTTACCTAAAGCAACCAAGATTCACGCATATCTAAACACAAACTCGGTTCAGGAATGGTACATTGATTTGATTTCTGGTAAAGACAAGATAACTTTATTGATGACCATTCGTTCCGACTCAGAATTTAGAAGAGCCAAACCAAAAGGTAAACTAGGTTCTTTTGTTGGTTTGAAATTATTATATCGTGGAGTTAAGAAATAATGGGTTTGATTGATTTTGATAAGTTGTCAAAAGAATATGACACAGATGATGATTTTGGATTCTCAGCCGTATCTGAAGAAGAATATAATTCAGTAATCAATCAGGCCACAGGCACAGTAGAAGATTATAAATCAAGATTGGCCGAGTTGGAAAAGATGATTGTTCCTTTTCTGACCAAGTTACATTCTACTGGAGATAAAGAATACATATATTGGCCTAATCGTAAACCAGCAATAGAAAAACAAATTGAAAAAATTCTGAAATTAACTAGAGATTAAATTATGTCTGCAACTGTGATTATACCAACCACGGGTTCCCGTGAGTTACATACTGCCATCAAATCCGTATTAGACCAAACATATGAAACAAAATGTTATATCGTTTGTGATGGTCCGGATTACGTCTATGCGGTAAAGAATTTCATTAAAGGATTCGAAAAACATCCTAATTACAAGAATATCATTCTATGTAATCTACCAATCAATGTCGGTGCCAAAGGATTCTATGGACACCGTGTCTATGCCGCCTTCACACACCTTGTTGATACCGAGTATGTCATGTATCTTGACCAAGACAATTGGTTGAAACCAAACCATGTTATGGATTGTGTGAGAACTATTGAAGATAAAGGTTTAGATTGGTGTTATTCTTTAAGAGATATCTATGACGGAGAAACCTTTATCTGCCATGATGATTGTGAGTCCTTAGGTAAATGGCAAACATATCATGGATTAAATCATATAGATACTAATACCTATTGCCTTAAAACAGAGATTGCTGTAAAATTAGCATCTGCATGGCATGGTGGTTGGGGACAAGATAGAGTGTTTCTATCTGCAATCTCTCATCACTTTAAGAAATTTGATTGTTCACAAGAGTATTCTGTAAACTATCGTGTTGCTGGTAATCAAGGTTCAGTTACTAAAGAATTCTTTATGAATGGCAATAAAATAATGAATGAAAAATATAATGGAGTTTTACCATGGCAAAGAAAGACCTCCTCATCGGAGGATGCACTAATTACAATATCAACCAATTAAAACCTTGGGTATTATCGGCAGTAGAACATATGCCGAACGCACACAAAGTAATGGTTGTTGGTGTTGCTACCGATGAAACTAAACAATGGTTGGTAGACCAAGGATTTGAAATTGTTCCTATGGCACAGGCTAATATTCCTGTCCATGTTCTCCGATTCGTTTCTATCTACGAATATCTCCGTCAAAACTATTTGAAATATCGGTATGTAATTACTACCGATGTGAAAGATGTTATTTTCCAATATAACGCCTTTAACTGGTTAGATGCTCATTTAGGTTCTTGTGAATTGGTTGCTGGTTCAGAAGGTATGTTATACAAAGATGAACCTTGGGGTAACGATAATCTCATGCAATCATACGGACCTTACATTCATAATCTGTGTAAAGACAACAAGATTTATAATGTTGGAACAATTGGTGGAGATTCTGAGTATGTAAAAGATATGGTATTCAATATCTTTACCAATGCAACCAATAGACCTATTGCCATCTGTGACCAAGCCGTGTATAATGTTCTAATACAATCACAACCATTTTTTGATGTTACATACTTTGCCGACCAAGCTGATGGTTGGGCTTGTCAAGCTGGCACTACCGTTGACCCATCAAAAATTGAACAATTTAGACCACACTTAACTGAAGCAGAACCAATTTGGGAAGACGGTGTGGTTAAAACCGGTCAAGATTGTTATAGGATGTCAAAAGGAAATCCTTTTGCAATTGTGCATCAATACGATAGAGTTCCACAATGGAAGAAATTTATTGAAGCAAAATATAAAGTTGAAGATTTAATTACATTTAGGACTAACTGATATGACAAAAAGAGTATTATTAACCGGTGGTGCCGGATTCATTGCACACCATGTAGTTGAAAAATTATTAAAAGAAACCGATTGGGATATCGTAACACTAGACCGATTGGACTATTCTGGTAATTTAAATCGTCTTGCTGATTTACTTAAAGATACTCCACCAGAAGTTCGTAAACGAGTTGAGATTGTATTTCATGACTTACGAGCAGAACTTAATCCACAAATTGTTGGATTACTTGGTGATGTAAACATTGTTCTTCATTTGGCTGCAGGTTCTCATGTAGACCGTTCTATTGAGTTCCCAATGGAATTCATTCAAGACAATGTTATTGGTACCGCAAATATATTACAGTATGCAAGAACACTTCCTAATTTGGAAAGATTTGTTTACTTCTCTACCGATGAAGTATTTGGTCCTGCACCAAAAGGTGTAAACTATGGTGAGCGTGACCGTTACAATTCAACCAATCCATATTCCGCATCTAAAGCAGCTGCTGAAGAAATCTGTGTTGCATTTGAGAACACATATAAGATGCCAATCTATATCACACATACAATGAATGTATTTGGTGAAAGACAACATCCAGAAAAATACATTCCAATGGTAATTCGTAGAGCTCGTGATGGTGAAAAAGTAACCATTCATTCCGATTCAACCAAAACTATTCCAGGTTCTCGTCACTACATTCATGCAAAAGATGTAGCTGATGGTCTGTTGTTCTTATTGAATCTCAAAGGAGTTGAATTTGAGAATGACTATGGTGGTGCCAAGTGTCCTAAGTTTAACTTGGTTGGACCTGAAGAAATTAATAACCTTGAATTGGCAAAATTGATTGCTGAAGCACAAGGTAAAGAATTGAACTATGAATTGATTGACTTTCATTCTTCACGACCTGGTCATGATTTGCGTTATGCCTTGTCTGGTGAATATATGAAATCGTTAGGATGGGAACCGAAGATTTCTCTCCGTGAAAGAATCAAAGAAGTGGTAGATTGGACATTAGAAAACAACCGTTGGTTAAAGTGAGGCAAAAATGAATTTTGAACAGATATATCAAGAAGCTTGTGCAAAAAATACAGACATACATGAACATTTACCTGTATTGTCTGATTTAACATCACAATGTAAACATGTAACTGAATTGGGTGTGGGTTGGGCTCAAAGCACCAGAGCATTTCTAAGACATGATGTTACACTTCATAGTTATGAATATTCCCCACAACCTGGAATCATTGACTTCTTTACTGAAGCAAAAAAAGCAGGTCGTGATGTTCACTTACATATCAACGATACTCGTAAAGTAGAAATTGAAGAAACTGATTTATTGTTTGTGGATAGTCTACACATCTATGAACAGGTTCAAGAAGAATTAAGACTTCATGCTGCCAAAGCAAGAAAGTATATTGTATTCCATGATACAACAACTTATGCTGATAATGGTGAGTTTGGTGGTAAAGGTATTTGGGCAGCAGTTCAGGAATTTGTGGATTCTCATCCAGAATGGCAATTAACGGAACGAAGAACCAACAATAACGGACTTACAACGCTTACAAGAGTTGCATAGTGACTAAAAAAATATTAGTTACTGGTGGTGCCGGGTTTCTCGGCAGCCACCTTTGTGAAAAACTATCTCACCAAGGACACCATGTTCTTTGTGTTGATAACTATTTTACCGGTTCAAGAAAGAATATCAGACATCTTTTAGACTACAAGAACTTTGAAGTAATCAGACAAGATGTTTGTTTTCCTTTATATGTTGAAGTGGATGAGATTTATAATCTTGCTTGTCCTGCTTCACCAGTTCATTACCAACACGACCCAATACAAACTATGAAAACTAGTATCTTGGGTGCATACAACATGTTAGGATTGGCCAAACGAACTGGTGCGAAGATATTACAAGCATCTACATCAGAAGTATATGGCGACCCACAAATACACCCACAGATTGAATCCTATTGGGGTAATGTAAACCCTATTGGACCAAGAAGTTGTTATGATGAAGGTAAACGAGCAGCTGAAACTTTATTCATGGATTACCAAAAAATTCATGGAGTAAAGTCCAAGATTGTTCGCATCTTCAACACTTACGGTCCTAGAATGGCAGTTAATGATGGTCGTGTGGTAAGTAACTTTATCATTCAAGCATTAAAGAATGAAGATATTACAATTTATGGTGATGGTTCTCAGACTAGAAGTTTTCAATATGTTGATGATTTGATTTCTGGATTGATTAAAATGATGGACTCAAATGCAACAGGTCCTTTTAATCTAGGCAATCCAACAGAATTTACAATGTTAGAATTAGCACAAAAAGTCATCGAGTTAACCGATTCAAAAAGTAAAATTGTTTTTCTTCCATTGCCGACTGACGACCCAAAACAAAGACAACCAGACATTACTTTAGCTAAAAAAGAATTATCGTGGAAACCAACAATCCCATTGGAAAACGGATTGCTAGAAACTATTTTATATTTTAAAGGTGTTGTATGAGTATTTCCTTTTTTCATATAGGTTCAACAAAAAGAACTGCAACCGAAAAGACAGTTGAGAACATTAGAACTCATCATCCTGACGCTTACTATTTCTTAGGTTCCGATTCCGCAGAAAATTTTTCTGAGTTGGCAATCAAACACAAATGCGATTATTTTCATTTCAATAATAAACAAGGAGCACCAACACAACCATATGGTTGGGATGTTCCTAATATGATTGAGTTTCTTAATCGTTTTCGTATTGCCTGTTTGAGGTGTAATACAACACACATGATGATGGCAGAAGATGATGTGTATCTCACCAAACCCGTAACAGTCGAACCTCATTGGGAAATGGCTTGTCATGATGTTAAGATTGGCAATATCATTCCCGAATCTGTGCATGACATGATTGAAAGATTTGCGGGTAAAAGACCATCATTCAAACAATATGCTGGTGGTGGAGGTTCAATATATAAAGTAGATACATTCATAGAAAATTATGATAGAGTTACCAAATTCTTTTTAGAACAAGGTGAATATATCATGAAGAATTTGTATCCTACTATTGGATGGCTCGATTGTTATATGGTTGTATATTATTATTTGTGTGGTAAGGATTACACAGCAAATCCCTACATGACAGATACACACCATCATGTTCCAAACTTTGATTATGATAAATTTGTAAGTGGAGTTCCGGAACAAATTCAAATTATCAATAACTATAAGAAATACTATTGGTCATGAACTTATTAGAATTATACAACACAAATCGTAAAAATTATTTTGACACA